CCAAAAAACTTACCAGCCGACGAAAGTTCCAACTAAACCTTTCTCTTTCGCTCGGCAAAACTCTTGAGGAAATCGAACAAATGCCAGAGCATCATCTTCAAGAATACGAAATGTTTTATCAGGAACAGCCTTTTGGATTATGGCGAGAGGATTATCGTACTGCACAAGTTTCACATTTGCTTGCTATGATAAATCGAGATCCTAAATCTAAGGCTCCAGAATTATCTGATTTTATGCCGTTTTACCAAGAAAAAATGGATGATGAAGATGATGACGGAGTGGCTGATTATTTAGCAAATCGTTAAATTATCTATTGCTTCCGTATCTTATATAGATTAAAATCTATATAAATAATAAGAAAGGTAATAGCTGTATGAAACAAGAATGGGAAGTAATTTTACAAGACCCACTTTTGAACTGGTTAGAAACGCTGGCAGAAGATGACGTATTAAAAATCTATGCGGCATTGGAATTATTATCAACAGAAGGTCCACAATTAAGCAGACCTTATGCGGATACGCTGCAAGGCTCTAAATATACCAATTTAAAAGAATTGCGAGTACAGTCTAAATTATCGGTATTCCGTTTATTTTATATTTTCGACCCTGTCAGACAAGCGATTGTTTTATGTGGCGGAGATAAAAAAGGCAAGAAAGAAAAACTCTTTTATAAAGAGATGATTGCCATAGCGGAACAAACCTATGATGATTACCTTTCTGAATTAACTAAGGAGCAAGAAAATGAGCGTGAAATTTAAAGATCTGATGAATAATCTTCCAGCTGAAAAGCAAGCGAAAGTGAAAGCTATGGCAGACGATATGCGAATGGAGTTACAACTTTACCGTATTCGTGAAGAATTAGAGCTTTCACAAAAGCAAATGGCAGAAGCATTAAGTATTTCTCAGCCGTCAGTTGTTGCCCTTGAAAAACGTGGTAATGACATTAAATTATCATCAGTTAAACGTTACATTGAGGCAATGGGTGGCGTGTTAAATTTATCGGTTGAATTACCCACAGGAAAAACAGTTACTTTCAACTTATAGAAGGCGGTAAACATATTGTGTGATTTCATTCAATTTACAGCAAAATGCTTTTTTATACTGCTGATTGCATTAGGAACATTATTCCTTTTATTTGCTGTTGATTTTATTTATATTCTCGCTTTTTGGGGTGTATATGTTGCTATTTTCGCAACTTGTCTTGTTGTAGCTATTATTAAAGAAAATAACCGTATTAATAAACTAAGGATAGCTGAACAAGATAAGAATCGTGTGAAATATGTTATTATTAATTAAATTATAAGTTTCTAAAAGCTCGCCTCGGCGGGCTTTTTTTATGAGGTGAATATGTCAAGTTTAGGTTCGTTAAATATTCTTTTGAGTTTGGACTCAATTCAGTTTAATCAGGCGCTTGATAAATCATCCTATCAAACGCAAAAGTTCGCAAAACAATTTGAATTGAATTTTACAAAAGCTCAGGCCAAAGCAAAACAATTCTCAGAGCGTACAACTCAATATTTGAATAACATAGAGAAAGCGGCAAATACAATTAATAAAACGACAAGCCGTACTTTTTGGGCTGGCATTGTAAGTTCAGGCGGTTCCTATTTATCATCTGGTATTTCTGATGTGATGAAATACGCGGATAGTTATACTGAATTACAAAACCGTATTCGCTTAGTAACAAATAGCCAAACAGCTATGGTGGCTGCGACAGAATCGGTGTTTGATATTTCTTTAAAAACCAATCAAGCTGTTGGTGCTACTGCACAAATCTATCAACGCTTTGCACAAAATGCAGATAGATTGAATTTATCTCAATTACAAGTCTCAGAATTAACTGAGACTGTCGCAAAATCTGTTGCAATTTCAGGTGCTAGTGCAGGTGCAGCAGAAGCAGCATTAATGCAATTTGGGCAAGCATTGGGAAGTGCGGAATTACGCGGTGATGAGCTTAATTCTGTGATTGAGCAAACTCCAGGACTTGCTGACGCAATAGCTAAAGGGCTTGGCGTAACAACTGGTGAGCTGAAAAACTTAGCTAAAGCAGGGCAATTGGATATTCACACTGTTATCCAGGCTTTAGTAAAAGCACGAGATACAGTAGATAATGACTTTAATAAACGCGTTAAAACTCTTTCAATGTCTTTTACAAATTTAGAGACATCGATAACTAAGTTTTCAGGTGAAGCAAATAGTGCGTTAGGTGTTACACAAAAACTAGCTACTGGAGTCGATTTTGTTAGCGATCATCTCCAAGAATTAATTATTGGGCTTGGATCGCTGACAGCTGCACTTGCTATCGGTCATCTTAGCAAATACGGCTTGGAACTATTAAAAACGGGTTATGCTAGTGCAAAAAATGCTCTAGCGCATATTGCTGAGGCAAAAGCCATAGCAACAAAAGCTACTGCAATGCGTACAGCGGCTCAAGTTGAAATGGCGAGTTTAAATGCTCAATTCCAGCTTGCGCAATCAGAACAAACACGATTTGCATTGCGTGAAAGAATGAAAGTGCAATCAGCTCAAATTATTGCTCTTGCACAAGCTGAAGCTACTGCAAAACGTAATCTTGCCACGGCAACTAACATTGCAGCAATGGCGGCAAAAGGTTTGCAAAGTGTAATGGCTTTACTTGGTGGGCCTGCTGGCGTAATTGGGATAGCTGCTACATCATTAATTTTCTTTAGCTCGCAAGCTGCACAAGCAAGACAGTGGGCACTTGATACTACAACTGCAAACCAAGGATTAGCAGAAAGTTACAATGAATTAAGTGAAGCTGCATTATCCTTAAAAGTAGAAAAGCAACTCGAAGATATTGAGAAATATTACAAGGAAATCGAAAAAGCTAAAGCTAGTGCAAAATCAAAAAACATTAATGGCGATTTTGATGGTTTCACAGTCGTTAATAGTATTAGTGATAAAGAGTTGGAGCACCTACAAAACGAAATCAAGTCTATCGAAGAAAATGCAAGTTTAGCAGAAAAAGCTCTTGTAAAAATGCTCGCACCTCTAGCTGAAAATATGCTGCGTTCAGGTAAAAGTCTTGATGATGTTCGACAAAAATTCAAATTACTTGGTGTTGATGCAGGAACTGCGAATAATATTATTGCAAATTTACCAAAAAGTTTCTCTGGAGCGGCAAACGGTGCAAAGAACGCCACAGATAAAACTTTGGATTTAAAAGATGCAATTGATAAGTTAAATGGTAAATCAACAACGCTTGCTCAAAAATTAGAGGTTGCGAAGTTAAAACAACAAGGGCAAGCAAAATCTGCATATGTTTTAGCAGGCCTCTATGAATTGCTTGGGAAAGAAGGTGCTGAATATAATGAAGTATTGATTGGCATTGCGACAGGCACCATTACCGCAGCTAATGCGGCAGATAAAGCAGTTGGTTTATCTGTTGAGACTTTGAAAAAGATTTTAGATGGTAAAGCTCAACTAGAACAAGATTTCGCCAAAGAAAACGAAATAAATAAAATAGAGACAGGTCTAAAGGAGTCAAAAGGATCTAAAACTGACTATGTAAAACAATACACAGATCAAGTTAGCGAAATGGAAAAACGCCTGTCTGAACTGCGGGCAAATGCGCAAGATATAGCATTATTCGGCCAAACAAGCCAATATCAAGAGGTAAACAAACTTACACAAGATATCGCTGCCAACGCTGAAAAATATGCACATTTTGGTGCTGATGGATTAGCAAAACTCAAGGGTATGGCAGCCCAGATTGATGCAGCACAGCAAGTAGTCTCTATTAATCAATTTACTTTTGATAATTCTGAAAAACTACGAGCAATGGAGTTTGAATTAACTCTACTTGGGAAAACTCGACAAGAACAAGAGTTAATGCAGTACAATCACCAGCTTGATTTAGAAGCGGCAAGGTTAAAAATCGGGATGTCGCAGGAAAATATAGCCAAACTAGATGAAGAAATTGCCAAACTTAAAGAGCGTCGAGGGATTATTCAGCAACAAGCGGAAGAATCTCGTGGTAGTGCAATTCTTGGTTTTCAGCAAGGAATGAAAACAATTGAAGATCAGGTTTCTGATGTTGCAGGAAACATAAGCAACATTACCGTGAACGCATTTAATGGCATGTCTGATGCTTTAACTGACTTTATCATGACGGGTAAAGCTGACTTTAATTCCCTAGCAAAATCAATCATCAAAGATATTCTTCAAATGACGACAAAAATGATTATTTTTGCATCACTCAAGGCTGCATTTGGAGGAACATCTTTTGGCAAATTTATGGGGTTCTCTGGAGGCGGTTTAGTCCCTGAATTAAAATATACTGGTGGACTTGTTGGATTTGATGAAGGGGGATTTACTGGTATAGGTGGAAAATACACGCCTGCTGGTATTGTACATAAGGGCGAATACGTCATAACAAAAGAAGCCACTGCTCGTTTGGGTCGTGGCTTTTTAGATCATCTTAATTACGGTTCTGTTCGTCGTGGTTTTGCTAATGGTGGTGGAGTCGGTGTACCAAGATTGCCAACTATGGCTTATCAACCTAAATCATCAGGAAATATAGCAGTTAAGGTGATTAATAACGGTGAACCTATGGATGCAACGGTAAGCCAACAATCAAAAAATGGACAACGTGAAATCACAGTAGAATTAATGCGAAAAATTGCACAGCAAGAATCAGGCAAGATGCTACAAGAGAATATGCGTTATGGAGGTATGCTTGGATGATGGAAACATTTAAATGGTGTGTTCGGCCTAATTACAGTGTAGATAACGAGCCAAATGTGAGTGAGTTAGTGTTTGGCGATGGTTATACACAGCGCAGATTGAATGGTATTAATGCTTTGCTAAAAACTTATTCTGTTGTCATTAAGGTGCGAAATAAAAGCGCTCCCGATGTTTTATCATTTTTCGAGCGCCATCAAGGGATCAAACCTTTTTACTTTATCGATCCTTTAACAAAACAACTTAAAAAAGTGATTTGTAAAAAGTGGCCTGCAAAGGTAGATCAATCTTATACCGAAATCACCTGTGATTTTAAAGAGGAGCCATAATGCCAGCCTTAATTAGCAATCAATTCAAACTTGACCTAGCCAAACTTGAACAAAATGCACTCATTGAGTTGTTTGAGGTTGATTTACGAGGATTGAAAGATAATGACGGTATGAATGGTGAGTTATATCGCTTTTATGCTGGTACCAATGAGAAATCACAATCTATCGTATGGCAAGGCAAAACATTTGAGCCATTTGCTGTAAAAGCTGATGGTTTTGAAATGTCAGGTAATGGCCCAAGTAACCGTCCAACTCTTACATTGGGAAATATTAACGGATTTATTACCGCACTTTGTAACCGCTTTGATCAATGTTTGGGGGGGATTGTCAGACGCAGATTAGTCTATATGCACTATCTTGATGCGGTGAATTTTGCAAATGGCAATAAAAAGGCAGACCCAACGCAAGAGGCGTTAAGTTACTTTGTGATTGAGCAATTATCCTCATTAAATCGAGATATTGCTCAGTTTACACTGGCTTTGCCGTCTGAGACTGACAACGCATTAATTGGTGCAAGAATGATTACATCTACTTGTAGTTGGCTATATCGTAGCGTTGAGTGTGGCTATACAGGC